GATTCTAATGGCTACACAATGGAATACATTTCCTATTGAGTTTAGAGGTGGTCTAATCTCTAATCTCTCTGCTCTACAGCAGGGTTCTAATGCTGTTGGTTCTGCTACTATTTTGCAAAACTTTGAGGCAAACAAAGAGGGTGGCTACTCTAAGATTAGAGGTTTTGAAAAGTTTAGTACTTCTACCGTACCGGGAAGTGGTCCTATATTAGGTCTAAAAGTTATTTCATCTGGTCGATATGTCGTAGCTCGTCATAACGCATCATATAATACTGTTTATTATTATGGTACTGGTACTACTTGGCAGACAATGGCTAACAACACTAGTACACTTACCAACGGCGGTAAAGTACGTCACGTGGAATTTAACTTTGATGGTGATGATAAAGTTATATTTGTAGACGGTGTTAACTACCCTGCTGTGTATAATACATCAGGCAACACTATCTTTTTCATGAACCAGACGGATCATAGCCCTGACATCTCAGGAGCCTTGCATGTAACTATTTTTAAGAACACAGCTTTCTATGCAGTAGGTAGTGATCTTATCTTTACTGCACCCAACACTGTTGATGATTTTAGTGTAGCTAATGGCGCTGGGACAATTAACGTAGGGTATGATATTACAGGTATGGCTGTCTTTCGTGAGCAGCTAATTGTATTTACTAATAGCTCTATTAAAAAGATTACAGGTAGTACATCTGCAGATTTCTTAATGTCACCTATCACTGATAGTATTGGCTGTATTGATGGCGATACAATTCAAGAGGTTGGTGGTGATATTATGTACTTAGCCCCTGACGGTATTAGACTACTAAGCGCAACAGATCGTATTGGTGATTTTGCTCTTGATGTTGCCTCAGATAGAATATTTAAAGACGCATCTACCTTTTTATCTAGTGGGTCAATTTATAGTTCTTGTGTGATTAGAGAAAAGGCACAATATAGAATATTTTCATATATTTCATCAGAGCAAAAAGATGTTGCTCGTGGCTTAATAGCTACTAAATTTATAACACAGGGTTCTCAAGGTATCCAGTGGTCTACCACTAAAGGTATTAAAGCTTATGTAGCAGATAGTAGATATTTTTCTAATCAAGAAATTGTAGCATTTGCAAATGATGATGGTTACGTATACACTATGGGTACAGGTAATAGCTTTGATGGTTCTAACATTGAAGCTATATATGAATCACCTTACATGCCAATCGCTGATCCGCAAATTCGTAAAACATTTTATAAGATGACTTTGTATACAGAACCTACAGGTAATATGCAACTTGATCTTAACTTAAAGTTTGACTTTGACTCACCTAATAATCGTTCTACAATACAACCTAATACATTGGTTATAGGTAGCACAAACGTGGGTGTTTTTGAATATGGCGCTGCCAATGCTAATATGGGACAAGCTGACCCTAATGACTCAACCCAAGTAGATACATCTTGGGCAGGTTATGACCCTAATACAGTATACGCTACTTATGGTGGCGAAATAGATAAAGTTTATAATAAAAATGTTATAGGTTCAGGTAAAACAATAGCAATTCGTATTGAAGACAGTACAACAAACCCAACATACACTCTAGACACAGCTATATTAGAGTTTACTCAAGAAGATAGGCAGTAACATGGCGCAGGGATATACAAAAGTAGACACAGAAGGTAACATTGCTAATGGTAATGTTATTGACGCTGAAGATTTAAACGCAGAGTTTGAAAGGTTAGAAACTGCATTTAATGCTTCTTCAGGCCACAACCATGATGGTACTGCAGGCGGTGGTGCCACCATTAGTAGTATTGGACCTAGCTCAGACTTTGTGGTTTCTGCTACAGAAATTACAGGTAAAACTGCAAATACTCTAGATGTTGGTACAAGTGGTGTTCCTTTTAAAAATGGTTTCTTTGATGGTACTCTTAACACAGATATCCTTAGTGTTGATGAAACGTCTACCTTCACAGGTGAGGCTACATTTAATGGCGGCTTAAATGGTACACTAACAGGTGATCTTGTTGGTGATGTATACTCTACAGACGGTACAAGTAAGGTTCTTGAGTCTGGCACAGATGGTACAAATGCTACCTTTACTGGTGATGTCACAGGTGATCTAACAGGTGATATTAAAAACTCTGACCTAACAACTATATTTGACTCAGGCTCAGATGCTAGTTTAGCTACATATTATGGTACGTTAATTAATTCAAACAGCACGGTTATTCTTACACCTGGTTCTGATGCCGTGACAGCACAGTTTGAGGGTAATTCTAATACAGCAGATGCTTGGTCTTCAGCACGTACTGTAACGTTTGGTGGTACTGATGGTAATGGCGATCCAATTGGAGATGTTACAGGGTCATTTACTATTGATGGTAGTGGAAACATTTCAGACGTAGAGTTGACTGTTCAAAGTACTAGTGTCCCTGCAGGCTCTGTTTCCTTAGGTACAGATACAAGTGGTGACTATGTAGAAAGTGTATCGGAAGGAACAGGAATTACTATACTTGACACTTCTGGGGTTAATGATGATGGTGCAATCCTAACAATTTCTATTCCACAAGCTATAACAACAACATCTAATGTTACTTTTAATTCCGTTACAGGTGATCATAGAGGTGACGTATATACAAGCAACGGCGCTACTAAAATAGTTGATACTGTAAATACTATTTTTAATGGTACTGTTTCTTCTTTATCTAACCATGATACTGATGACCTTACTGACACCAACGCTACAAATAAATACTTTACAGAAGCACGGGCAAGGGCTGCACTTAGTCCTGGGACAGGTATTGGCTATGACTCCACTACAGGGGTGATTTCAAATACAGCTACTGCTAGTGATGCCACATATACAACTAAAGGTATAGCCTCTTTTGATAGTACAGATTTTACTGTTTCATCAGGTGCCGTATCATTAAATGATGAAGCCATACAAGATATTATTGGCTCTATGGTGGTTGGTAACACTGAAACAAATATTTCTGTTTCATATAATGATGCTACAGCTAAATTAAATTTTACTGTACCAGATTTTATACAATATAGTGATCTTTCAGTAGGAACTGAAGCGGCTAGTGGTGGCGGCTCTCTGTCTTATAACAACACTAATGGTATCTTCACCTATACTCCACCCACGGCGGCTGGCTTAGGTGCCTTGACAGCCCACCCAAACATCAGTGCAGCTTCTAGTGCAGATAATAGTGGTAACACTTTTATCCAAGATATTACTGTAGACGGAAACGGTCACGTAACGGCTATAACAAGCGCTACAACACCCTCTAGTATAGATGCTGTAGGTACTTATGCGTGGTTATCCAGAACAACCACAGTATCTCCGGGTTCTACCTATTCAAGTGGTTTGGCGTATGCAGGCATAAACGCCGCCGATTATAGTGATGCTAATACTGCCGCCATTATGACAGGTGCTTCATCTAGTCCTAGTGGAACTTGGAGATGTATGGGCAATCAGCATCGCACCATCGTTAGTGATCACCCATACTCCGCTACATTGTTCCTAAAGATTCTTGCTTAAAGGAAATTTAAATTATGTCTACTATAATCACAGAATACCGTAACGCCGTTTCCTATGCCGCCGATAACAGCCGAATGGATGTAGAGATTAACCATCCAGAACTAGGATGGGTACCTTACATGATGGATGCAAGTGTAACTGAACCTTCAGTTGACCATGCTGCCTTACGCGCTTTAATTGATACAGATTTCACACCTTATGTTGCACCAACGCAAGCAGAAATAGATGCAGAAACAGCGAAATCTGTGCGGAATGAAAGAAATCGTAGGCTAACATCAGAAGTTGATCCTATCGTTACTAACCCGTTGCGCTGGGCAGACTTAACAACAGAAAAACAAAACGAATGGACTACATATCGTACTGACTTGCTTAATGTACCACAGCAGGCAGGCTTTCCAAATACAATCACTTGGCCTACTAAACCTGAGTAAGACCTATGACGCAGCTAACACCCGAAGAGCTAGAAGAGTTGCTAGATCGTGCTGCAAGGCGTGGTGCTAAAGAGGCTTTGGCTGCTTTAGGTTTGCATGATGAGGATGCGCATAAAGATATTGTAGAGATGCGTAGTTTATTGGAAGCATATAGAGATACAAAGAAAAGCGTATGGAATACACTAGTACGTGTAACAACAATAGCATTGCTATCATTTATAGCAGCATCAG